CATTGTTTAATCCTATGCTGTGAATCCAAAAGAGGCTACAGCAGACATACCAGTGCCAGATCCTGAAGTCAGTGTGTAGTCATTCGTTGTGCTGTTTTCAGTTGTAAGGACAGAGCCACACCAATATGTTCCTCCTCCTTCCAATCCCCCGGTATTATCTTGAACAGCTGTGTCCGTACCATTCCATGAACTTGTAATACCCCCAGAGGCTGCTGCACGAACGACTGCAATCACACAACCACCGGCCTGACATTCTATATTTGCTACGCTTAAATCGGTTGCAGCGGTTGCGTTGATTGCAGTGCCAGAGTCCAGTGCAGACGTTGCGTAAGTGTTAAAGGCGTAGCTAAAGATTCGGCAGTTGAGAACGTAACCTGACAATGTTACTACTACATCAAGAGTAGCCCCTGTTGGTATTTTTACATATGCAATAGCAGTCGGTGAAGTCCCTGAGCCAGCAGTAATAAGAGTGGTTGCCTCCCCGCCAATTGTCACCGAATTTATGCTCCTAAAAATTGTTGAGCCGCAAGTAACTCCAACTACACACATTCTATATGGATGCTCTTGACCCATGTTCTGGCCTACAAATGTATATGTAGATAGGTCGGTGGTATCACCTGATCTATTCAAGAAATCGAAGTCCAGATCAAACCCACCAGCCCTTCTTAACTTATGTCCAGCAAACATTACGCATCACCTGAGTGCAGACCGTACAGCACTGCGTTAATCTGCCAAAGCTCAATCACGGCATATCCTGTTGTTGGTAGTGTTGGGGCAGCACCCCCTACCCATGTAGTGGTAGGCCATGTAATTGTGTAAGCAGTGCCATCGTCAATCATCAGGGTTACGCTCTGCCCATCAGCCATTGATTCAGTGAATGTGGTGTTAGCACTAAGTGTCTTGTATTGAAGGCTTCCGTTAGCTGGGTCAATGTCTGTCCCTGTAAGGCTGTATTGAGTCTCTGCATACTCTTTGAATGTTTGCTCTGCTGTGAAGGATTGAACTACATCCAGCTTGGCTGTATCAACGTCATACGCTTGTACTGTAGAGCCAATGTCAGCATCTACTACAATAGTTGCATCGTATGCTTGTACGTCTGTACCGATAGTTAACCCAAGAGTAGCCCTTGCATTAACAGCAGCCGCATCATCTATTAGGCTTGCACCGAAGGTACTTATCGTTGTACTAGCTGGAAGCACTAATGTTTTAATGTCAGCATCAACTTCACTATCCATCAATGCGCCAGCAGCAGTGACGTTCGCTGTATCAGTAACGTCAGCAAGAGCCTCAATGCCATCAAGCTTAGTTTCATCTGCTGTTAAGAAAGATGCTGTAGTTGCCGCAAGAACTGCTGTATACCCCTGAACAGTTACGCCTATGTCAGCGTCTTTAACTATAGTGGCATCAGCGGGTTCATACACACCTGTGTGTAGGTGGTCTCCTATGGCAAGAGTACCTGCTGTAGTCCCCACATCTCCATTAGTGTTGAGCAACTCATAGGTTACATCGGCATCAAGTACGTTTGTAGCATCGTATGCTTGTACGTCAGTGCCAACCTCTAGATTGAATAAAGTCTTGAACTGAGTCTCTGTGATTTCTTCTGCATCACCTGCCCCTACCGTGTTCCTACCAAGCACTCTAGCTGTAGCGGATATGTTTTGCATCTTTGCATAAGTTACAGCGTCATTAGCAATAACCGTTGCACCGTCCCCTGTAGATGTTACATCGCCTGTGTGATCAGGGTGAGTATAGTTAGAGATTTGAACCCAAACAGTATTACCTAAGTCATACACCTTCAAGATATTGCTTGTAGTATCAAAGTATAATGCACCATCAATAAGGGCATTACCATCATTATCTAAGGTAGGGTCTGATGCTTTAGCCCCTAGGTATGTATCTGTGAACTCATCTAAGGCGGCAGCCGTAGCAGCAGCATCAGCGTTAGTAAGTACAACGTCTGCGTTAGTAAGTACAACATCAGCGTTGGTAGCTACCTTATCAGCAGCCGTAGCGATAGCATCAGCAGCGGTAGCAGCTGCATCAGCAGTTGTGGCTATCTGGTCTAAATTGGTTTGCACTAAGTCAGCAGCAGTGGCCGCAGCATCAGCAGCAGTGTCTATAGCGTCTTGTGTGGTTGTTGCAGCGTCAGCGTTAGTTGTTACTACGTCTGCATTGGTAAGGATTACATCAGCTGCTGTGGACGCAGCGTCTGCATTTGTGAGGACTACATCTGCGTGTGTGATTGCAACGTCAGCATTGGTTAACACCAAGTCTGCGGCAGTGTCAATAGTATCTTGATTAGTCGCCACAAGATCAGCAGCAGTAGCAGTAGCATCAGAAGAAGCCTTAGCAGCCCAGTGTAAAGCTGAGTAGTTACCAGCTGCACGATCTGTAGGTATACCACTAGAAAAAGTACGAGTTAGGGAGTCCTCAAGCTGATTAGCCCAATCCCCCGCCTCTAAATTAGAATCTTCAGCAGCAACAACATCTGCTGCGGTATCTATTGTGTCTTGATTGGTAGCTACTAGGTCAGCAGCAGTAGCTATCCGGTCTAAATTAGTTTGTACCCGATCGGCAGCAGTAGCAGCAGCATCAGCAGTAGTCTGAATCTGATCTAAGTTAGTCTGTACTAAGTCAGCAGCCGTAGCAGCAGCATCAGAGGTAGTTTGGATCTGGTCTAGGTTTGTTTGTACTAAGTCAGCAGCAGTGGCGTTCTCTGATACTAAGGCGGCAGCTGCAGCGGCTTCTGCGGCAGTTGCAAACTCAGCTATTTGGTTTACAGCAGCAGCGTTAGTAGCATCCCCTGATCCTCCAACCCCTCTATAAATCGCCATCTATTCACCTGTGTATTAGTATAAGGAAGGAAGTAGGAATGGGTACTCACCCGTTAAGGCTTTCCCCATTTTATTACTTACAGGTATTAACCTGGGATTGCAATTACAACAGCTGATTCAGGACGAATAACCTGAACACCATAGATAGTGTCAGCAGTCATCAAATCACCCAAGTACTCTTGCTTGTATTGAGTCTGAGTACGAACACCCAGCTGTTCAGCAAGTACGAAGGCATCTTTGTGTCCACAAATTGCTCCACGAATGTCACCACCAGCAGTGTTATCACCAGCAGTTTCAATGATGGGGCAGTTGCTTGATACATAAACATCTACACCGTACAGCTCACCAATCTTACCATTCTGAACACCACGGTTAGCAGTGAAGTCAGAAGATACATAACGGTCAATGCCCATGATAGTGTTACGAGCAGCAGGTGGGATTACAATGAAACGTCCGTCCATAGGGGTATCATTATCATCCAGTTGCTGAATCGCATCACGGAAACCAAGGTCAGTGAAGAGGTCAGTATCAGCTACAGTATCGATAGCATAAGCGGCTAGGCCGTTAGCTGCGTCAACGTAGAAGGAGTTGCTGTGAACCCAATCGGCTCCATCACTATCACCAAGAGACTTACCCAATAGGAACAGGTCGTTGTCTACTTGTTTAGCAAGGGAGTAACCAGCATCTTGAGTATAGAAACGACGCAGAGAAGGTTGTGCTTGGACACTTGTAATGTCTTCAATGAGGCGTGAATACTCGTAGTGCTTGTTGATTGATACGGAAACATCTGTCTCAGTAGCAGCGATCAGGGTAACCTGTGCGCCAGCACCTTTAGCAGTTGCCGAGCCACGAGTTGGTTTAGGGATATGAATAGTATCGCCTTTCTTACCAACGTGTGACATTTTATTAACTAAGTTCGCTAGAACCAAGTTGCTTTGGTATGCCGCTACAATCTCATCACTCCAAATCTCTGGAATGAAAGTTGCTGCGGTGGTAGTGGTGACGTGGTCTGTGCCTAGTGCCATGATATATTACCTTTAAGATTAAGTTGGATTACTTAACCCTCTTCTCCTTATACGCCCTGTCAAACTCTTCGACATTGTCCATATACTTCTGAGGGTTAGTCTTCATTAAATTAACTAGATCAGAGCGTCGATAGATCTTTCTAGACATTGGTTCCGAAGAACCTCTACCACCTGTACTGGCCGCTTTGCGCTGCTGCTTACGATCTTGCTCATTGATGCTTTCCGTCTTATCAATGATGCCCTTAATCTCCTTCCAATTACCAAGGAGTTCACGGGCTGCATTTAGGTCGTAGCTGTCAGCACGTTGTAGTAACTCAGTCCGTACAGTTGAAGCCTTAATCCAATCTACGAACTTGGAGTCTTGAATGACTTCAACGTAGTCTGGATGTTCGGTAGAGAGTGTCCGCATAACTTCTTGCTGACTTTGCTTCTTGAGAAGCTCTCTCATCTCCTTAACTGTACCGCTGTTCTCTACTGCGCGGTTAACAGAATTAGTGGGGTCATTGAAAAAATCTAATTCTTCACCCGTATCTTCTACTACTTCATTTCCTGCTTTAGCCTCATTCAACTTTGTCTTGAGTAAGTCATCGACAGCTTTTCTTAATTCACCTAGCTCCGAACCTTGACGACCAGCTAGCTTCTCAGCTTCTTGGTGCATCGTAACAACGTCTTCCATAGACTTACCTGCGTACTTATCGGGTAAGGTGTTGCTTACTTCTTGTGGTTCTTGCTCTGGCTCTACTGCTTCCTTAGCTGATCCCTTTGCTTCGGAGTTATCAATATCACCATCAAGGTCAATCAGTACATCATTTTCTTCTAAGTCGATTTCTTGTTGTTCAAGTGGGTCTATAAGTCTAGTCATTTAATGTGTATCTCCGTACTTACTTAAAAGTATTATGGAATGTTGTATTACTTTAAACCCCGGCTCTCATGCTGCCTAAGCCACTTAGCATCACCAGATGGAAAGGTGTTGTTAAGGACAAAGTTGCCTCTAGAGGTTATCCGGGTACTGTCTTCACCACAAGTCTTACAGCTAGATACTCTGACTTCTTCATCAATGTACCTAGATGTTATGTGGCCCTCTGTACAAGAGAATTCATAAATACGATTAGTCATCGCCTAATGCTTCCTCTAATACAATCTGGTCGTAGCTATTACGGATTCTATCCTGGAATGATACTAACCGTTCTAGGATGTCTAACTTGCCTTGGGCTATATATAGAGCTTTAGCATCAGCTAAGTCCCTAACCTTGATGTCACCTGCGGAGTTTTCTAAATCCTCCACAAGCTGCTTCCAACCAGCCATAGCAAACAAGTCAAAGAAGTTCTCGTAGTAGTCTTGATGTTCTTTATTCATAGTTACCCTTATATTATAACATAAAGGAATAGGTACGTCAATACCCATTCCCCAAAGTTATCTATTAGTGTTTGACATCTGTAGTTTAACCATTTCTTCCTTAACATCTAGCTCTTTCTCAGAGAGCTTCAATTTAGCGAACTCAACCATTTGCTCAAAGTCCTTAGTGGGCATAACCTTAGCCATTGCAGAGATACGTCTAGTCTCCTCTTCAATAGGTAGCAGCTTAGTCTCAACAAGGTTCTGCTCAATGCGTGACCGTACTTCAGCTGTCTGTGCTTGTATGTTCTCTAGGGTGGCTTGTGTTGTAGCCATCTGGAGTTGCTGTGCCATCTTCTGCATTTCTTGCTCTTCTGGATTAGGCTGGTTCATCTGCTCTATGGTTGCCTTGAACTCATCACGGTTAGCTAAGGCCATGCTGTCAATAACAGCTAGGACAAGCTGGTTGTACATTGGTGAGCCTTGGGGCATAGTCTGTAACAACTGTACCAGCTGGGTCACTT